TCTCGATTAATACCTGAGGTACAGCTTTAGGGCTGTCTGCGAGAAAGCATAAGAAGTCGCACCACTCTATGTATTCCCCTAAGCACTCCATCTGCATGTAGACCTGCCACAGATACATAGACTTCTTGGGGTCATGAATGCTGTAAGGCTTCTTGGTGTACTGGGGGTACGGACATTTGATCTCCAGTAAACCAGAGGCTCCGATCAAGCCATCAGGACTGGCGGCAATAAAGTCATACTTAGGATGGGTGATTAACCCAGTCTCGAAAACTTCGTGTCCGGTTTGGTATTCGTAGTAGGCGCGAGCATGGTCTTCCATGTCTTGCCCGTGTTGCACGGCTGGAACCATCTTGAACTCACTCTCGCAGTCACAGATGTCGCGTACCTTTTGGCGCACAAACTTTTCTTTCGAAAGGTTCGGGTACATGCCCTCAAGCACCGCAATGGTAGATGCAGTCAGCTTGTTTTTACGGGCGTCCAACCACTCCTGAGACCCTTGCTCATGCATTGAACTTGTCCTCCAGCCACTTGGTGAAGGCTTCTTGCGGATGCTCTAACCCATGATTGCGAATCGTTGCCTGATACTTAGCGAATCGTTTCTTCGCATCCAGCTTGTTCTTTGATTTATCGAGACCGCATTCGTCCCAGATCTTACGCATTGTTTCCACGTCGTCTTTTTCAGGTGCTGGTTCTGGTGACTCTTCTTCCTCGTCAACCTTGTACGCGATCTTGTGTTCGACCTCGTCCTTGTCTCCACCGATACCCAATGCCAGAACAAGACTGAATCGCTTTGCGTAGGTGTAAGCCGCTCCGTACTGGTCAGCCTTTTCAGCCGCAGAAGGAACCCTGACGATGCCACCCGACAGATTGCCGCCGTGACCGTAGATAATGGTTTCGACAGCAACTCCGCCATTACAGGGAAGCACTCGTTGATGGCACCACAGACCGTGCGATGCCAACGCTGGCTTCACATGCTCTATGAGGGTTTCGTATTTAACGTACTTGCCGAATGCGGCTGTGCTTGAAGCGGCTAGAATTGTTGCTTGAGAGTGCCAGTCGGCAAGGGCAGAGATTAGCTCTGGTGTGAGGTTGTCCTCACGAGGGGAAACATCCATGGCTCAGTCCACTTTTTTGAACAGTCACCATGGAGTTTATACATCACAAATTAAGTGTCAACAGCTATTTAGAGTGTTTAACCTCTTTAAAATATTTAAACGCCACCTCTGAGTGGTAGGTCGTGAGATAGTCCATCAGTTGATAAATATCCACGTAGGTCCAGTTGATATCACCATCAACGCCCTTGCATGCATTTAGTACTCCGGCATGCCTGCCCCAACCGCCATCTTCCTCTGCGGCAATCACAGTGCAGGCTGGCTTGCCAGTAGCCGCCGCAAGAGTAAGAACCTTTTTAGCCATCTTCGATTTCTCTTTCATCTTGAATCGCATCTGATCTGCAATTGCCTGATGAGCGTTATAGCCCTTGTCAGCAAACAACTTTGTAATCAGGGGATCACGCGATTTCGGTTGAAAATCTGAACCGACAGTACCTTGAAAAATGCCCGTGTTAACACCCACCGTTGGATGGCTTTCTTCATGGCGATGCTTTTCTGGCGGTGGTCGGCAGCGTTTTTGTAGAAATTCAGAAAACATTTCTCTCGCGACCTGATCGGATACTGAGGTTGGCGCTCCGTTCATCGACGTTGTTACCTGATTTTTGATGTAAGAATCAAAACTTTTCTTTATATCGGCGCGGGTTTTAGTGTTACCCCGATTATTACTCACTGATATCCACCTCCTTTTTAGTGCTGAAGTCGAACATCGATGCCATTTGTGAAAGCATTCCGTTTCCCGCACCAGTGTCAAAGTAAGCGTGAGTAATAAGCTCAGCCATCTGCTCTGGAGAAAGAATGATGTTAGCCTCTTTTTCGAACTCCTTAACAATTCGTACTGACTGGTCTAGCTTGGATCGTTCTATAGACGTACTTTTTCTACCAGAAATCCATTCGCTAATGTCGAGACCCAAGTAGTCAGCGACCTTAACGATATCGTCCGGTGAACGCGGTATAGCTCCCTCAAACCAGCCTTTGGATGCCGCATAAGAAACACTAAGCTGATCTGCTAGTGACTTTGTGCGACCCCAGTCTGCAATACCACGCTCACGGACTTTGTCTTGAAAGTACATACCGCGCTCCGTAGCACCATAACTCATGTTAAATCTCCATTTGTAACTTAATTTAGTTTGTTTTTACGTGAAGTGACAAAAACAACAGCTGTTCCATAAATGTGACACTTCAGGCGTAACCTTACAGGTTTAACCCTAAACCTGGAACTGTACATTCATACAGAGGTATAAACCTTTAACACTTGATTTGACGCTTGAACCGTAATATCTTCGCTCGAACCATGGATTGGGGGCGACGATGGATAAACCTGCTAACGATTTCACGATAGTGACTAATGAACTAATGCGTGACAATCGACTAGATGCTAGTGGTCTAGGGCTGCTCGTTTATCTTCATCACCTACCAGAGTCATGGGTCATTGTTCCAAGTCAGTTGGCAGATAGGTTCAACTGTAGCCGGAACAAGGCAGTAAGAATCCTCACCAAACTGAATGAACTGGGATACGTCGAGTGTCATCAGCCCCGTAATTCTGACGGTCATTTCAGTAAGAGAGTATGGAAAGTGTCCAAAATCGGGGTCCCCGTTAAACGGGACGCGGAGGAATGGACACTACTAAGTACTAATAACTTACTAAAAACTAAAGATTACCAAGAGGATTCCACCAAAACGGATTGGCGGGAAGCGTTGTACGCCCAGAAGCCGGAGTGTTGCAGTGTTTCGGCGTGGAAGTCTTGGATCGACTACAAGATCCAGCGCAACAAGAACCGTCCAATCAGCAAACGCACAGTCACGATGTCGATGAACCAGCTCAAGTCTCTGCATGCCAAAGGCTTTGATCTCGACGGTGTCATCGAGGTGACCATCAACAAGAACTGGCAAGGCATAGGCGATGAAACCTACCAGCCTTATGAGCGGTTCAAGCGCAACCTTGCCGACGACCTACTGGTGATTTAATGGATATCCGAGAGCTGAAGCAGGAGCTGGGGGTTCGCGCCCTCTCACTTTGTCAAACCCTTTTCCCCGAGGGTCACGTTGAGGGGAATGAATTCAAAATTGGTTCGGTGCATGGCGAGTCTGGTCGATCAACCAGTGTCTACATCGGTGGTGAGCGAGCTGGCAACTGGATCGACTTTGCCACTGGCGAAGGTGGAGACATGATCGATCTCATTGGTCACGCCCGAGGTCTGAGCATCACTGACGCCATGGAATGGGGTCGCAGAGAATGTAATCTCAGGGACAAACATCAAACCAAGCTAAAGTCTCCACAACCCAAGCCATTCAACAAAGCCAAACTGCCTCCGCAGGGTGATCAGGAGCCGCTGTATGAGGCAATGCAGAAGCGAGGGTTTCAAAACTGTCAGTCCATCGTGGACAAGTACAAGATCTATTCATGCAAAACCAAAGGCAACGACGTTGTCTTTCCGTACTACTGCCCAAAGGGTGAGCTGGAGTTCGTAAAGAACAAGCCGCTAGACCATGACGGAAACCCTGGAATGTGTGGGCAAAAAGATCTCAAGCCCATCTTGTTTGGGTGGCACTTCATGCCCCCGTCCAGTCGTCAGGTATGGCTCACAGAAGGCGAGTGGGATGCCGTTGCCGCATCGGAACTAGGCTACTCAGCCTTGAGCGTCCCAATGGGCGGAGGTAAAGGAGCAAAGCAAACCAAATGGATTGCTAACGAATACGAGAACCTCGCTCGCTTTGATGAGATCGTCATTGCTACTGACATGGATGAACAGGGAGAGCTGGCGGCTAAAGAGATAGCTAATCGTTTAGGTGATCGCTGCATTCGTGTTCAGCTCCCCGCCAAAGATATCAATGAGGTTCTTGAGACGCTTGGTTACGAGACGGCAAAGGTTGCTCTCTTCAAGTGTTACGAGGACGCCAAGTGGAAAGACCCCGAAACCCTGAAGAGTGTTGCGGAGTTTGCCACTGACGTTACCGATTACTTTGAAGATAAAGACAGCCGGACAGAAGGCTTTGGGTTTGGCTGGGACAAGACAGATCAACTCGATTACAGGTTCAGACCTGCGGAGCTGGTGGGTGTTGTCGGTTTTAGTGGATCTGGTAAGTCTCTCTTTCTAGGACAGCTCTCTCTCAATGCCATCGACCAAGGTCAGAAGATGCTCATCGCATCGATGGAAATGTCTCCCAAAAATCTATTGGGTCGGATGTTTCAGCAAGCGTGTGCGGTGCCAACCCCAACAGCAGATTACAGAGCCAAGGTCATGGACTGGATGGCTCAGAGTCTTTGGCTTTACATCGACAACCTCAACCCCAAGATCACCGACTTGCTGAAAACATTTGAGTACGCCTATCGCAGGTACTCAGTGAACACGTTTGTTATCGACTCACTGACCTGTATGTGCAGTCACGAGGACTACCGACAGCAACAAGAGATCGTCGAAAAGATCGTGCAGTTTAAAAACGCATTCAACTGCACCGTGTTCTTGGTGACCCACTCTCGAAAGCAGGAAGACGAAAGCCGCGCTCCAGGGAAATTCGATGTGAAGGGATCGGGGGCAATCACTGACTTGGCGGACAGCTTCTTCTCCATCTGGAAGAACAAGAAGAAGGCAGAACACATCGCCGTCTGTGAGGCGACTGGTGAGGTTCCCAGCTCCGACATCGCAAACCAGTGGGATGTACGGATAAACGTACTGAAGAATCGTAACGGGCAGTTTGAGGGACCTATCGGCTTTGATTTCGATGGGCGAACTGCTCAGTACATCGGTCGGCGTGGCGGAAAGCCTCGTCGCTACATCAACTACAGCGACAAGGGATAGGAAATGATCGAACAAGAAAGGTTCGCCCAAAAAATTAGGGAGGCTGGTAAAGCGGTGCAAAAGGCAGAGGTCCACGCCGCTCACATGGAAGCCGAAGAGAAACGGACATTCGCCAAGCTTCAGGTGATGGCTGAGGCTGAGGGTCACAAGACTTCAGCCGCACAGACACGCTTTGCTGATCACGACGACGGTATGTATGACGCCCGAATCAATAGAGGTGTTGCGAAGGCGGCAATCTCTGCGGCAAAGGCAGAGCTAATGGCTGCTGAAGTGGAGTTCAAAACTTGGCAGACGCAGATGGCGACGATACGACAGGAGAAGAGGGTTTATGGGAGCTGATCGAGTCATACCCCACTGGGTGAAAGAAGCTATGCGGGAACGAGACGACCGCTTGAAGTTTGAGTTTTGCCAAACACAAAACGCATTCGCGGTACGTGACGGCGACGAGCTTTTGCTCCCAGAAGACATCGAGGTTGTCAGCTACAAAAGAGAAGGCAGGAATACGTTCATTAGATATCGGAGGGTAAAGCATGACTCAGAAAACCACTGAACCAGACTGGGTCGATCTGGCGCGTGAATCGATCGAGGCACACCAGCGGAAAGAAATTCGCCAATCAATTGAGCACTTTGCCGGTCTGATCAAGAAGCAAAAGGCTCGTAACGAGCAAGCACTTAAAGGCGTGAGGGTAGATGAAAAAGGATGAAGTCACGCAATCCGACTCGCGCAGAGCGAGATTGGATGGATGCCATCGTTCAGCATGGATGCGTTGTTTGTAAAAAGCAGTATGGAGTTTTCACGGAGCCGGAGGTGCATCACATCGACGGCAAGACAAAAACCGGAGCGCACCTGAAGACCATTCCGTTGTGCTATCGGCATCACAGAGAAGGAGTAGACACTGAT